AATTAAGTTAGCAGCCCCACCTACGAGTCCTCCACTAAGAAATGCAGCGCCAGTTGAAGCTATCGGAGTTATTGAGCTATTAGGGGCGACCCTACTCATAACTAAAGATACTAAACTACCTGCACCGATTCCTTTGACAACATCGCCAATGACACCAGTTTTCAAACTAGAACCAATACCTCTACCCATTGAAGAAGTTCTTCTTCGAATAGTTGTTCTACGTTTAACCATACTCTTTCTTGGTGCTCTTCTATTAGTAGTTGTTGTTTTTCGTCTTGTTGTTGTCGTTTTTCGTTTTGCTTTAGTCGTAGTACGTTTTGATTTCTTCTTAAAGCCGCCTGATTTCATAATGCGTGCAAACTTTCTTCTTGCTGCTAATTGTTTTGCACTAGCCATATCTTGTGCTCCTGTTTGAATTTAATCCTCTGTTATTGGTTGCGATATAACTTAATGGATTTTGATTAACGACGTCTTGTTCTTGTTGTGGGGTTAATGGTTGAGGAGATACTTGACCGATGTATGGTGTAATTGGTGTGACAAAACTCCCTTTTGTAGTTGGGGGAGTTGCATAAACTGTTGGAAAATTTTCTATAGTTGGAAGTCTTGTAATAATTGGAGTACGGGTTTCTTCTTTCATACCTTGATCAAATGGTTCTGGAATTGGTGTAACGCTAAAAGGGTCATATTTTCCGGCTGGGTCTACAAATCTATCGGCTGCCAAGTTAGGGTCTAATGTTGCTGCTTCTTCTAATCTTGCACCTGCAACTAATATGGGATTGGTTGCAGGATTTTGAATATTTTCTACAATATTAGAAACATTACTAAAACCACTAGTTAAACCAGAAGTTAAATTTCTTAATCCGCTTCCTGCAAAAGAGCCAACACTTTCGCCAATAAAACCCGCATTTTTTACAACTAAATATGCAACTAAACCTATTGCTGTAATTGGTAATAACGAAGTAAGAGTAGAACCTAAACCTGAACCGATACTGCCAGTAAGTGAAACCATGCTATACGATAAACGTCAAGTAATTTAACCATATCGTTATTTTTAGACACTTTCATTACGGAAATAGTCTGCTGCTATATTTCTTAATTCTGCTGCACTACCTAATGCTCTTTGAGTGTTGACAATATTAGCGCCCATTCTAGCCAAATTAATATTAGGATTTAACAAATCATTCCATTCAGGAAATTTTGCTAAAAAATATTTGTTAAGTAAAGGGTCTTGATTAATTGCTGTTGGTGTTGGTAGTATAATTGGGTCTGGTGTTGGTGCTGGAATTGGTGCTGTAATTGGTGTTGGTAAAATGTTTTCTAAAAGTGTAGTCGTTTTCTGTATTGGTTCACTTTTAACTTTAGTAATAATATTAGTAACGGGATTTGTAATTTCAGGCAGTGAATACGTTGATGATAACTTTCCATTCTTTGAGAGAACCAAAGCTGCAACCAATGCACCACCAATAAGAAGAATTTCATCAAGTTTCATCAATTACAAAATAAGCACTTGTCAATTTTAACTCTTTCCCCATCAAAGATAATCCCATAGCCGGCATAACAAGCGGAACAAAACTTTCCTTTTTCTTTTCCACGTTTACACGGATTCCATATCTGGAGTAACATCTGCAGTTTTTCCTTTTGGGGATTTAACAAACTTTCCTATTAATTCTGAAACTTTTTCAGGATTATCTTTTACCATCTTTTCAATAAATCCCATGGCTTGCGGGCTTTGTAATAATGGCTGTAAATTTGGTGGCAGCATTGGAGCAAATTTAGAAATTAAAGTTCCTATGGACCCTAAAGGATTTGATTCGTCAAAATCTTCTTTTTTAATTGAAATATTTTCTTTCATTTTATTTAATTTGCCTTGTAGTTTCTTGTTATCAATTTCTAAAGTAGTAATGTAAGTGTCATATCTATTTTTTATCTTTCCGTGTATGATATTATTTCCATAGATATTTTTTGATATTATAATCCCACTAATACCGGCTGCAACTGCAGCAATTAAAATTAAAATATATTCAATCATTAAACATACCCTTTGAAATCTGTTCTTTTGAAATAGTTGTCAAGTTTAATTCTTCTTCGATCATCTTGTAAGTTTTGTAAGTGTTCATCTACTGGGTCTAATTGTTGATATGAATTTTCAACATCATATATGGATTTAATAGAATTATATGGAATAAATGTTAAACATCTATTATTTATTTCGTCAATTTCCTCATTATCATTATATTCTTCTGCTTTAATTGTCCAATATCCATCTTTAACCATACTATTCACACCATACATACTGTTAAAACCCTTTCCCCCTGCACCCCCTATCCCAAATATACCCAAAAAAACCCAAAATACGCTAGTTAACCACTATGTTTATCTTTGTGACTATCTTACTTATCCTATCCTCAAAAGGGAAAGGCAATCTGCGGGGAATTGTCTTTCGGGGTTGGGGAACCCCAACAACGTAAAAAGTTAGACTAAGTTGTTGGGGAAAGTTGAGTCATGTTTTTAACCTATCTGTGTGTGTATCTATAATATGGGAAGCCAAAGAGAAAGACGAGAGCGGTTAGTAATTCTAGCCGAACTCAAAAAAGTCAATGTTGAGGAAGGTATGAGCGAAATCCTCAATAGAAAACTCTTAGAGGATTACATGATTCAGATGTGGTATCTAGGACATCAGACCCGAATGGATTATCTCGAAGTCCTCTTTAGGAGTCAAACACGTTGAAAGATAAGTATGCAGTCTGGCTATGTGGACAATGCCAAGAACCAATAAGAGATAAACAAGTCCGCTGCAGTAACTGTAAAATCCTATTTGACTGGGATTAGACTCCTTTATTTCCACTCTAGGAGTGGATTTTTTTATTTATTTATTGAATTTGAATACCTGTATATGCACCAGATTGACCAGTTGCAGCTCCTACGGCTAAGTATACTGTATTATTAATACATATTTTTGTTAGTGTTTGTGTATTTGCTCCAGAATCTTGAGCCGAATTAGTTGCACCATCAGTTATGTATGTGGTTCCATTTTTAACAAAAGCAGTTAAAATAATTACTTCAACAGAAGCTGCAGGTTGAAAAATGATTTCAGTATTTGCAGCTGCAGTTCCATTAACAACATCTCCAGCTACCATTTAAAACTCCCATCCAATAACATCTTCATTTTTACCACGAACTAATTTAATTTCATTAATTATTTTATCTTTTCCTTTTTCATCTTTTACGATAAATGATTTTTGCGGTACTGAATCCCAACAAATTTTACATCTGCAAGCTTCACAAGATTGCATAGGGTGTGATTTCATAACATTATTTTTTTCACATATACATGGTATTGATTCCCATAATGCTTGTTTGATAGAATTATTAATTTTAAATTGTATTTTTTTGTTCTCTTTTTCTTTTTTTCTTAATTCCATTATGCACCAGCCACAATTCTTGAGTACAAATTGGAATCATCTATTTGGGATAAAACAGAAGAAAGTGAACCGCCGTCACCCGATAAGGTACTGTTGTGGGTATGTGCTGCCACCGTTGCAGAGCCCCCAGATGAACCTCCACCAAAGGACATTAGACCATGACCTCAATAGGAACTTCTGTTCTCGTTGCAGGCAAGACCTGTGCTTCTACCAGAACGGTACCTGCAGCTCCTGCAATTATAGTTAAGTAATTAACAACGGTATTATCGACAGTAGAAAAATTAGATGCTGCTAAGTTTTGAAATTGTCCATTAAGATTATAATCATATGAAGCGGCATTTGCGGAATCGTTATTGGTAATTTTAAGACTTATTGCACGACCTAAGAATTGGTCTGGAAAAGATATTCCAGTAGTTGCACCAGCGGCACAAATAACACGAACTGGATATAGAAGTGGAGTGTTACCAGAATTTAATGCAAAATTGTTTACTATAGAATTAGAAAAAGGCATAAGAAATTGTAACTCCTAATTTAACGGACTACCATATCTCACAAGAATTTGACCATTGAATAATGCGCCAACTGTTTGCACAGCTTGCCATTGATACGAGCCACTTGACATTGAAACGGGTCCTATTGGCACCCTTCCAGCAGTAGTTGCGGATATTGAACTCGAAAAACACCTAACACTTGTGGCATTTCCGTTCTTGACCAGCGTGTATTGCAGTAATTGTGTTGCTGCAGGATCAATCAAATTTACTACGTCCTGGAGGACATTGGGAGTCAAAGTTAGAAAGTTATTGAGAGTTGTTTGATTATCTACCATGAAAACTGGGGCGTTTAAAGCTGCAATAGTGGCAGCGTAAGTTCTTTGAACTGGAAGTGCCATTATACTCCAAACTCCTCTTGTGGCATTGAAGCACCGCCGCCAAACATTCCACCCAGTTGGGATAACCCACCTGTTAGAATTAAGTTAGCAGCCCCACCTACGAGTCCTCCACTAAGAAATGCAGCGCCAGTTGAAGCTATCGGAGTTATTGAGCTATTAGGGGCGACCCTACTCATAACTAAAGATACTAAACTACCTGC